GGACTACCCACAAGTTTTGGAAAGGGTACGGCAAATCAAAAACGAACTCCAACACAAGTTTGAGGTAAGTTTTGAAAGCCATGTTCGTAAGCTAGCACAGATCAGAGATGAGGCGATGCAGAACGGTAACTTCGCCGCCGCCGTCAGTGCTGAAAAATCTAGAGGTCAAGCGGCAGGATTATACATAGATAGAAAAGAGATAATGATGGGTAAGATAGACCAGATGTCTCGGGAGGAAGTAATGAAAGAAATACAAAAGATGCAGGAGGAGTTCCCACAGCTTGTGGAACAGACTAAACCTGCGATTGACGTAGATTATACCGACATAGAAGTACACCCAAAAGCTGATGAAAAAGCCTGAGTCCAAGCTCTGGCATTTGCTCCGTGATGGAACAAGAGGCAAGGTTCACTGGACACGAGTTGAGTCATGGTCTGTCCCAGGAGTACCTGATTTGAATGGATGTATGAACGGTAAAGAGTTTTGGGTTGAGCTGAAGGTTCTTACGACAAAGACCGACAAGAAGTTTCCAAAGTGGCGACCTCATCAGATTGCTTGGCAGACAGGACGTACAGCGAAAGGAGGCTGTGTTTGGAACTTGGTTCATCATCTCCTGTCCCGTCGCCTCTTTATTATTGATGGAAAGAACCTTGGACCGAGATTGATGGACAATGATTGCACATACGATGGATCATATGAGATGCCGAAAGATAATGATGGATGGTCAAAGATCCTAGAGCGGATGATATCGTAAGACTTCGCCCGAAGTCAGCGGCTTCTAGTCCAATGTTATCATTATGAGTAATTAAGGGTTTACAATCGTACGCCCCATATGCTATTCTATTTATATAACTTAAATATTAATACTCGTAGAAAGGAGTACATTATGAAGACTAACACAGCTAAGAAATCAGCCCCTAAGGAAATTACCTTTCAGGGCATTGGTTCCATCCCTGCTGACAAGCGTGAAAAAGTAGGCGTGATTCCTGGGGATATCTATACATGGTTGAAGGACAAGGCAGGCAACAATCCTGCTAATGTTATTATACGTCCAGTCCAAGGGCTTGATAACAAAAACCCTTTTCCTTTTGAACGCACCATGTTCCTCAAGGACGGTACGCCAAGCTATGAGCGACGTGCTTATGTGATGTGGGCATTAGCTAACTCAGGCAAGGCTGAATATACATTGGCTGATTGCCAAGCTGACCACAAGAAAATCAAATCACCTGCTTACGGTGTGAAGGGTTTAATTGATGCCCTTAACGGTGGACAGTCACCGTCCGCAAAAACCACATGGGGACGGAACTATGTTGAGCTTGTAGTTAAGAAATAATTACTGGCAATTAGGAGGGAGCTTGATGGCTCCCTTCTTTTTTATTTTGATGGACGATGGATATTGATGGATGGACAATGAACGATCGTCTTAGATGTATATGTATATGGACATCTAAAGAAGTCGCACGAAGTCGGTCGGGGAGGTTATAGGATACACCTTGATAACCGTATATGCTATATTTAGGTATGTTCAATTTAATAAAAGGATCAAAACTATGACAATACGTTTACATCAAAATTTAAAATACTCTCAGCCCTTTAGCATTGCTGAGTGCAGTCTTAACTGCCCACAAGATCTCCGCGATCTGTTCTACGGCAAGGCTGATCGGCTTATGGACGAGTACGAGCAAAAGTTTGCTGAAAAGCTAGGGTACAAGAACATAAGCCATTGGAAGGAAGACGGTAACACACCTTCTGATTATATGGAACTTGTCAATCTTGGTAAGATTTGGAGGCACTTCACAGATGAGGAAAAGCGTAAGATAAATGCTTTTGCAAAAATCGTTAAGTGGGCTTAATCAATTAGGAGGGGGCATTGCCCCCTCTTTTTTTGCCCTGTTGTTTGATGGACATTGATGGATGGACAATGAATGATGATGAAAAGAATATATATCTTAGAACATATATCCCAGAAGCCGATCTCAAATGAACTCAGTCCCGAAACTAAAGGATACACCTTGACGCCGTCAAGGTGTAAGGTATTAGTATAAATTAATTAACACGGAGGTTACTATGTTTATGTTTTTCGCGGTCTGTGGTGTCGCCGCCTTTTTATTCTTTTTGTTAGTTGTTAACCTAATGGATCTATGATGATGGACGATTGATGGAGAGCAGAATCACGTGTGTAATATATGATCACATAAGAGGTCAAAAGCTGCACTTAGGGGTTTACATGTTTGTACAATAATATATATTAGTACTTGTAAGGCGTTGCATGGGGCAACGCCCATAACTAGCAAAGGGTAAAAACTATGGTAAATAAGCCTAATGTTTTTAACGGTGCAACAGGGGCAAAAACCCCTGTAGTTACTGCCCACGTTATTGCTTTTATAAAAGCTAACGGTGGGTTAGGTAATGTTGCTTTGCAACTTACCCCTAACGCCATTGGTAAAAATGGCGTTTTATTTGGTGGTGGTAAACTAACCACTGCCTTACAGCCTAACAAGCAAGGCGTGCTTGGTGGGCGTGCAAGCATATTATGGGCTTGCATACACGGTTGGGCAAATGGCAAGCCTGTTGCCACCAACGTGCCAAAAACTGTGCCAAGTGCCGTGCCACTTAGCACAATACAGTTAGCACACACTGCTTATAAAGCTAGTGTATTTGCTAACGCTAACACACCGCAGTTTGGTAACACCAACCAAAATGCAGTTGTTGCCTTGCTTAACGGTGGGTTTAGCCCTGCCTGTAAGCTTTACGGTACAGCGTTTGCAAAGCTTGTACTAGCTTAACCTACACCGTGCCAAGTACCCCTAAAAGGTACTTGGCACACGCTAGTTTACGTTAACGTAAACCTCGCCCCCCACACCCCCCTTGGAGACGAGAAACATGTAAATGCGTTAGCGTTTACACGGTTTTTGATATTTCAACAGCACCCAAAAAATTATTGTACCCCCACCCCCCTTTTTGAGATTAGGACTCCTATAAGGTTGCTTTTGCAAAAATTTTATATTATTTCTAAAAAACATGAGCGATGTGCCATTGAATATTCCCACGGATAAGTTAAAAACTTACGCACAGCTTTTGGAAAAGCAAAAAAGGTTCAAGGCTAGTGAGCGAGCACAGAAAGACTTTTTGTCGTATACAAAAACTGTTTGGACTGAGTTCATAGAGGGTCGTCACCATAAAATTATGGCTGATAAGTTTAACAAGTTGGCGAAGGGCGAGATCAAAAGGTTGATTGTAAATATGCCACCACGCCATACTAAGAGTGAGTTTGCCAGTTACCTATTGCCTTCGTGGTTGATGGGCAAAAACCCTAAGTTGAAGATAATACAGGCGACGCATACTGGAGAGCTAGCTGTACGTTTTGGACGTAAGGTGCGTAATTTGATGAACAGTGTCGATTATTCATTGGTATTCCCCGAAGTGAAGTTGCGACAGGATAGTTCGGCGGCTGGAAGATGGGAGACGGATAAGGGTGGTGAATATTTTGCGGCTGGAGTTGGAGGTGCGATTACTGGTCGTGGTGCGGATTTGATGATTATTGATGATCCGCATTCAGAACAAGATGCGTTATCGCCTGCGGCGATGGAAAGTGCGTATGAGTGGTATACCAGTGGACCGCGACAGCGTTTACAGCCTGGAGGAAGCATTGTGATTGTGATGACGCGATGGTCTGAGATAGATTTAACAGGTAAGTTGATGAAGCAACAGGCACGCGATATCCTTGCTGACCAGTGGGAAGTGGTTGAGTTCCCTGCTATTATGCCAGATGGCAAGGCATTATGGAGTAATTTTTGGAAAATTGAAGAATTGGAAAAGGTTCGTGCTTCGTTATCGGTGGGTAAGTGGGAAGCACAGTGGCAACAAAACCCTACGAGTGAAAGTGGAGCGATTTTAAAGCGTGATTGGTGGCGTATATGGAAAGAGAAAAAGATACCTGACTTGCAATATGTTATGCAGAGTTATGATACGGCGTTTAGTAAGCAGACGAATGCTGATTATAGTGCGATTACAACGTGGGGTGTGTTTTATAATGATGAAGATAAGATGAAGCCTAATATTATTCTGTGTGATGCACGGCGAGGACGGTGGGATTTTCCAGAATTACGGCGTATAGCCCATGAAGAATATGAATATTGGGATCCGGAATGTGTATTGATAGAAGCCAAAGCGTCGGGTATGCCTTTGACGCAGGAACTACGGTCTATGGGCATTCCAGTGCAGAATTATAGCCCGAGTAGGGGTAATGATAAGTTTACGCGAGTAAATTCAGTTGCACCTTTGTTAGAAAGTGGGTTAGTATGGTGTCCAGAAGAGAGATGGGCTGAAGAAGTTATGGAAGAATGTGCTTCTTTTCCAGCAGGTGAGCATGATGATTATGTTGATACAGTTACACAAGCCTTACGCCGATTTAGAGAAGGTGGATTTATAACACACCCAGAGGATTTTAGAGATGAAACAGACTTACCACCCCGACAAAACGCCTACTACGGCTGATTTGCAGGTAACGATAGAACAATTACAGGCAAAAATGAATGCTTTTTTTGAGAGTGTACAACCAAAAGCCGAAAAACCTAAATTTACTGTGATACAAGGCGGGAAAAAGGATGGCTGAAGAAAAAAGCCCCTTCGATAATATTGATAAAGAGTTTACATTGGTCAATCGACCATTCGAACCTGAGCTTGGTGATGATATTGAAGTAGAATTACCAACAGAAACGGTGGTAAATGAAGATGGCAGTGTTGATGTAGGTCCAGAAGATGCAGTAAAACCCGAGATGGGGTTTGGCAGTAACCTTGTGCAAGCATTAAGTGAAGATGAACTGGCAGGCATTAGTAGTATGGTGCTTGAAAAAGTTGATGAAGACAAAAGTGCAAGGCAAGAATGGATTAATACCTACATAAAAGGATTGGAGTTGTTAGGTGTGAAGTACGAAAACCGTACTGAACCCTTCCAAGGAGCAACAGGTGTAATACATCCGATGCTAAATGAAGCAGTGTCCCAGTTTCAATCACAAGCGTATAAGGAACTGCTCCCTCCCAGTGGTCCTGTGCGTACACAAGTAGTAGGCGATATTACACCTGAGCTCGAAAAACAGGCTGAACGTGTAAAAGATTACATGAATTATGAAATTATACACATTATGGAAGAGTATGATGCTGAGTTTGATCAGATGTTATACTACTTAGGGTTGTGTGGATCAGCCTTTAAAAAGGTTTACCGTGACCCACAGTTGGGTAGGCAGGTGTCTAAGTTTGTACAAGCGGAAGATTTGCTTGTGCCGTACAATGCTACTGACTTAAATAGTGCTGAAAGAGTAACACATATTATAAAAATGTCGCCAAACGACTTACGTAAACTGCAAGTAAGCGGATTTTATGACGATGTTGAGGTAAAAGGTGGTTCTGGCGAGCAATCTGACCTTGATTATACAAAAGAAGAGCTGACAGGCGTGGAAAAAGTAGGTAGTTATGAAGAAATTACGCTATTTGAAACACATTGCCACCTTGATTTAGCTGATTTTCCTGACGTAGATGCAGAAAATGAGCCAACAGGCATAAAATTACCGTATATTGTTACAGTTTCTGCAGATTCGGGCGATGTTTTGGCTGTTTATAGGAATTATGACGCTAACGACATGCAAAAACGCAAAAAACAGTTCTTTGTACACTATATGTTTACTCCAGGATTGGGTTTTTACGGCAACGGTTTGATACATTTGCTTGGTAACTTGTCCCGTACAGCCACAGCCAATCTACGACAGTTGGTAGATGCAGGAACTTTAGCCAATATGCCTGCAGGATTTAAGTCACGTGGGTTACGTATCCGCGACGATGACCAACCGCTTCAGCCTGGAGAGTGGCGAGATGTTGATGTAATCGGCACAGAGCTACGGAGCTCGTTATTACCTCTGCCATACAAAGAACCAAGTGCAACATTGTTTCAATTACTAGGTTTTGTAGTGCAAGCGGCTCAAAAATTTGTTGGTACGACTGATATTGGTACAGGAAACATACAAAATACAGAAATGCCAGTAGGCACAACAATAGCATTACTAGAACGTGGCAGTCGTATTATGTCGGCTGTACATAAACGCTTATACAATGCTATGAAGCAAGAGTTTAAATTACTCTCGGATATTATAGCGTTAGACCCTAGTGATTATCCATATAATGTTAATGGTGCTCAGCCTGGAATGAAGCAAGCTGATTTTGATGGGCGTATTGATATTATACCAGTAGCTAACCCGAATATTTTTAGCATGTCGCAACGTGTGAGTTTAGCTCAAGAACAACTAAAGTTAGCGACGGCAAAACCAGATATTCATAATGTATACGAAGCGTATAGGCGTATGTACAATGCACTCAATGTAGATAATGTAGAACAAATATTGCCTCCTCCTGCACAGCCCATGCCTATGAACCCTGTGCAAGAAAACGGTATTGTGCAAATGGCATTGGTTGGTAGACAACAGTTGCAGGCGTTTCCTGACCAAAACCATGATGCCCATATTAGTGCTCACTTAAACTATATGACGAGTAATGTAATACGTGCTAATCCAGCTATGATGCAGGTCTTACAGACACATATTTTTCAGCATATCGGCATGAAAGCACAAATGATGGTACAGCAAGAAATGCAAGTGCAACAAGGGCAGGCACAAATAGATCCTGCATTATTGGCGAGTAGAGTGGCAGAGGTAGAAGCTGAACTGCAAAATGCGTATTTACAACAAGAGAATGAAGTGCTTGGAGCGTTAGGTAAAGACCCACTGGTGGATTTAAAAACACAAGAGTTAGCTTTACGTCAACAAGAACAACAGCAAGATGCTCAACAAGACCAAGCTGAAAATATGTTAGACCAAATGCGTATTGAACAACAGGCACAGCTTGCACGCGAACGTATTGCTAGCACTGAAGATATTGCAAATATGCGAGCACAAATTGCATTACAACGAACAGCTAATAGAGGAGGTAACTAATGGCAGAGAAAAAATTAAGCGATGATATGATTAAGCGTATCAAAGAACTTGAAGGTAGCATGACATCCGATAATGAAAATGAAGTAGAAGCTGAGATCATACAAATAGACCCTGATTATTTCCGTGGTAAGTATATGTATGGCGGTCCTGTAAAAAGAGCCGCAGGGTCTCCACCCGAAGGCGAAAACTCAGCTAGAATGATAGCCACACAAAACAATGCCGATACACCGAATGTGTCACGAGGAGGTGGAGCGGCGATGCGTGGTATCAAATTTAGAGGTGTTCGTTGAGCCAGAAAAAACTACAAAAGGGTAGTGTTTTAGCAGAAAAACTTGACGCCAATGGTGACGGTATAGTAACAGATGCCGAGCTTATGATGAAAGAACGCTTAGTGCGTTTAGAAAACCAAGACAAAAAAGAAGACCAACAGCGTTACATGGTATGGTTTAGTGCTTTGTCAGTTACAGCGTTTATAGTTGTGCTGATGTTACCTGTAGTGCCTTTGGAAAGAGTAGATCATTTATCTAGCATAGCGAGTACTTGGGTTATCTCCAACATGGGTATTATTGGTGCGTTTATCGCTAGTAATGCTTTTAAAAAGAAAGAAGATAAAAATGAGTAGAAGTGATCAAATAACAGGCAAAAAACCAAAAAAGAAAACAAAAGTAAAAACAAAAAGGACAGCTAGTTTACGTATGGATATAAGAGGTGTACCAGAAATCATTAGCCAGTTTGAGGAACTTGAAAAGAAAATACGATACACGCCAACAATATACCATGATGATGGTACGATATCTCCAGGAAGACCGATACCCCCAGACTATGATGACGATGATTGAGAGGTTGGAATGAGTTTACTTAACGCATTAGTTGGTCCTGTTACTGGTTTATTAGATAAATTTATAGAGGACAAAGATCAAAAAGCGGCTCTTGCACATGAGTTGGCTACTATGGCAGATAAACATGCACAGCAATTGAGTCTTGCACAAATAGAGGTAAACAAAGCTGAAGCGGCGAGTGGTTCATTTTTTAAGGGTGGTTGGCGACCTGCCGTTGGTTGGGTTTGTGCAATAGCTTTTGCGTATCACTTTATATTAAAAGATTTGATTATATTTGGGGCATCTATCGCAGGTGCAGAGATACCAGAACTGCCAGAGTTTGACATGGGTACACTACTGACTGTATTAGGTGGTATGCTCGGTATCGGCGGTTTGCGTACATATGAGAAACAAAAGGGAATCACAAAATGAGTTTATACGAAAATATTCGTAAGCGTAGGCAAAGTGGTAAAAAACCACGCAAGCCTGGACAAAAAGGAGCACCAAGTAAGCAAGATTTTGTAAATGCCGCGAAAACAGCACGTAAAAAACCTAAAAAATCGAAAAAAGTTACAAAAGTAACATGAGCGACCTTTACATTCATGAAAAACTGCGTAAGATTATCAGCGAGCGGATAAATCAAATTGAGGATCAAGTTTTACGAGGACCAATAGAAGATTTATCAACACTCAAGGAGTTGCGAGGTAGACTCGCAGAACTTGCAAACATACAACAGGAAATAGACAGCCTGCAAAAGAAAGTACAATATGACTGAAAAAGCTACATTTACACAGCCTGTACCTGAAACACCAGTGTACAAGCTACCAAAAAACTCAAAAATAGACTGGAAAGCCGAATCGTTAGCAAAACTGCCTGAACCTATGGGGTGGCGTATATTAATTTTGCCATACAAGGGTAAGAAGCAAACGAAAGGTGGACTGCATTTACCAGATGAACACGTAGACAGAGAAGCGTTAGCCACCGTTTGTGGGTTGGTTTTAAAAGTAGGACCATTGGCGTACAAAGATTCTTCTAAGTTTGATTATACATTTGGACATAGCCGTGCATGGTGTAAACAAGGAGACTGGGTAATATTCGGTCGGTACGCTGGAGCACGTTTTAGAATTGATGGTGGTGAAGTACGATTGTTAAATGATGATGAAATATTAGCCACAATCGATAATCCTGAAGACATAATTAATACATAGAGGTTACTATGCAACAAGCAGAAGAAAAAGTAGAAGTTGAAGTAGAAGAAGAGCAACCCAAAGAGGAAGTGCAACAAGAATTGGATTTAGCTCCAGCGGAAGAAAAGACTGAAGAGCCTACGGAACAAGAAACAAGCGAAGACCCTGATAGTTTAGAAGGCTATAGCGAAAAAGTTAAAAAGCGTATAGAAAAGCTAACCTATAAAATGCGTGAAGCTGAGCGTAGAGAACAAGCCGCGACAGAATATGCTCGTTCCTTACAACAACAAAACGAAAAATTACAACAGCGTTCTGAACAAATAGATGAGTCTTACATTACTGAATATGGTAATCGTATCACCAGTCAGGAAGCAAATTTAAAGAAACAGCTTGCTGATGCCATAAACAATGGCGATGTAGATGCACAAGTGGAAGCACAAAACCAAATTGCTCAACTTGCCGCTGATCAACGTAACTACAATACTGTAAAACAGGAACGTGAAACAAAAACTGAAACTGTTGCAGAAAAACCACAAGAACAGCCCAAACAACCATTAGACCCGAAAGCACAAGCATGGGCTAGTAGAAACACATGGTTTGGTGCAGATGAACCCATGACACTTACAGCTTTTAGTCATCATAAACAAATGGTAGAAAAAGAGTATTATGACCCCACTAGTGATGATTATTACAAAGAATTAGATGCACGCATGAAAAGAGATTTTCCACATAAATTTGGTGGAAACGTGCAATCTACCCACGCACCAGTAGCCTCAGTATCGCGACCAAATGGTAAAGCAACGAGTAAAAAAATAAAATTATCACCATCTCAGGTTGCAATCGCTGATAAACTTGGTGTACCATACGACGCATATGCGAAACAACTCGCACGTCTAAATAATTCGTAGAGGAATAACAATGAACAATAGAACTCCACGCACTGCACAAACTCGTGAAAAAACCTCACGCCATAAGCCCTGGACACCACCGTCTGCACTAGACGCACCACCACCACCTGAAGGTTATATACATCGTTGGATACGTGAATCAGTAATGGGATTTGACGATAAGAAAAATCTTTCAGCACGCATACGCGAAGGGTTCGAATTAGTTCGAGCCGAAGAGTACCCCGATTACGAAGCACCTACTGTTATGGACGGAAAACATGCAGGGGTGATTGCAAATGGGGGGCTTCTACTTGCTAGATTCCCTATTGAAACAAAGAAACAGCGAGATGAGTATTTTCGTAGTCGAACACGCGATCAAATGGATGCTGTGGATAATGATTTGATGAGGGAAAGCGACAGTTCAATGCCTATACTGAAACCAGAAAGGCAATCACGTGTAACCTTTGGAGCCAAAGGAGGCTCCAATAATTAGAGGAGACTAAAATGGCAACAAATATTGATGCCCCTTTTGGATTGCGTCCTCATAATAAATTAGGGTCTACACCGAACTCCAATGGCATGACAGCTTACAAAGTACAGGTTAGTGCGACAGCAGGATCATCGAGTGCAATATTTCAAGGCGATATGGTGATACCTCTCACAAACGGACTTGTAGATGTGAGTGCGGCTGATGGAGGAAGTGTGGCGATTCTAGGTGTTATGGCAGGATGTCAATACATAGATCTAACTGGAAAACCTGTTTTCGATAACAACTATCCAGGAACGGCTTCACTGAAGTCAGGATCAGAAGCAACTATTTTTGTACATGATGATCCACATCAAGTGTATGAAATACAAGCAGATGCTTCTTTAACAAATATCGCAACAGCACAGGCTTTAGTACATTCAAATGCTGAAGGTACAGGGTTTGGCTCACAAAATGGTTCAACAGGTGTTTCTATCGGTGAATTATCTGTAGCCACTGCAGGAGCTACAACTGCTACTGATAACTTTAGGATTATTGGTATTAAAGACTCGTTTGACGATATATCGGTAACAACAGCAGGGGTAATATTCCTCGTGAAGCTGAACTTACCGTTCCACACTGCAACCACTGGTCTATAAGGAGGATATGACATGGCTATAGCAAGATCACAGCTCCTTAAAGAGTTAGAACCAGGATTGAATGCTCTTTTTGGAATGGAATACGACCGATATGAAAACCAACATGCAGAAATCTTTGATCAGGAAACTTCAGACAGAGCGTTTGAAGAAGAGGTCATGCTTTCTGGGTTTGGTACAGCTCCAACTAAATCAGAAGGAGCGGCAGTATCGTTCGACACTGCGAATGAATCATTCACAGCACGGTACACACATGAAACAATAGCACTCGCGTTTGCGATTACTGAAGAAGCTGTAGAGGACAACCTTTATGACAGACTCAGTTCTCGTTATACAAGAGCACTAGCACGTTCCATGGCAAACACTAAGCAGGTCAAAGCGGCTTCTATATTGAATAATGCTTTTGACTCAAACTTTACTTTCGGTGATGGTAAAGAGCTTTGTGCTACTGACCACCCAACTCTTGGAGGAGGAAACTTCCGTAACGAGTTGAGTACTGCGGCAGACTTGAATGAAACTTCATTAGAGCAATCGTTAATTGACATTGCTGGATTTATTGATGAGAGAGGACTAAAAATAGCTCTCAGAGGTATGAAGTTAATCATTCCAGTAAACCTACAGTTTGTAGCAGAAAGGTTGATGGCGACAAACCTAAGACCTGGAACTGCAGACAACGATGTAAATGCACACAGAAACATGGGAATGCTTTCTGATGGTTACGTCGTTAACAACTTCTTAACTGATACAGATGCGTTTTTTATAAAAACTGACGCACCTAATGGTTTTAAGCACTTCGTAAGAACGCCAATAACCAACAGCATGGAAGGCGATTTTGATACTGGAAACGTTCGGTATAAAGCTAGGGAAAGATACTCATTTGGCGTATCAGACCCAAGATGTGTGTTTGGCTCTCCAGGAGCTTAACCACAATCACATTTAGAAATAAGAAGAGCGACTTTACAGTCGCTCTTTTTTTATGTTATAGTTTTAAAACCTTGACGGGAATCAACCCGACAGAGCCAAGACAAGGAGAAACAAATGGCTAATACTACTTTTACAGGTCCAGTCCGATCTGAAAGCACTCTCAAAACTATAAGTAAAAACGCAAGCACAGGCACTCTTACAGAAGTCGTTACTTTAGGCGATGGTCCTGTCAGCTTATCTGATGGTGACGTAACTCTTACAAATGCCACGCATAGTGGAAGAATACTACTTGTGCCAGATGGTAGCCAAGATAACACTTACACTCTTCCAGCACCAATAGCAGGATCTATGTTTAGATTTATTTATGCAGGAGGAGCCGCTGACGGAACCGATGCAATTATCCTAACTCCTGGAAACACAAACTTTTATATTGGTGGTGTAACTTTACTGGATACAGACAATGCAATAAGTAACGTGTTTTCTAATGGTAGTTCTAATAGTAGCTTCCAAATAAATGTTCCTGGAGGATTTGATGTTACCATTATGGGTTTAAACACAACAAACTATCAAATATTTGGTAGTGTGACATCAGCCACAGCTCCAGCTTTTGCTGATCAATAGGAGTAAACATGGCAGATGCAGTTACTTCACAAACAATAATAGATGGTCCTAAAACGGCTGTACTAAAATTTACGAACGTTTCGGATGGTACAGGAGAGTCCGCTGTAAAGAAGGTCGATGTAAGTGCGTTAGCCACTACACAAGATGGTAAAACGTGTACTGGTGCTACTATAGAAAAAATATGGTGGCAGTGTAATGGCATGAAAGTACAATTACTTTTTGATGCTTCCTCTAATGTTTTTTGTATAGAACTTGGAGAAAATCAAAGTGGTTATCATGATTACACATCTTTTGGTGGGCTACCCAATAATGCAGGTAGTGGTGTTACGGGAGACATTTTGTTTACCACCGTGGGACACTCCTCTGCAGACACTTATACCGTAATGTTACAAGTGCGGAAGGAGTATGGGTAATGGCAACAACGGCAGATGTAAAAAGAACTCCCTCAGGTAAAATATCTTATCGAGGAGAAACTTTTCCTGGATTTAATAAACCGAAGAGAACTCCAGGAGCCAAGAAAAAATCTGCCGTGCTTGCTAAAAAAGGTAAAGAAATTAAGATTGTACGATTTGGTGATCCAAATATGTCAATTAAAAAAGACCAACCTGGAAGACGGAAATCTTTTCGTGCTCGGCATAATTGTGATACAGCAAAAGATAAGTTTTCGGCTCGATATTGGTCGTGTAAGGCGTGGTAATGAAAGCAGAGCAAGTTGCTAGAATGTTGGAAAAACACGAAGAAGACGCTAATCGGCGTTTTGATAGGATAGAAAAGTCTTTAGATAAATTAGACATGCGTATGTGGGGGCTAGCAGTGTTGATTGTAGGGGTGGCAGTAGCAGAAAGGTTTTTCTAATGGCTATGACACGAGGCAACATGCGAAAGCAGATAGAGAAGCCCCCTGCTAAAAAACGCAAAAAGCGTAAAATACCTGATAAATATTTAAAAGGACTAAGCGGAGCTGACCGTAGTAAACGTCGTGCAGAGATAGAACGTAATGCACGTAAATCGGCTAGTGATTCATCTGCTTATAAATTTAGCACTGATTTCACTGCTAAAGGCACACGACGTAAAACAAAACTTAGTAAACATACAAAAGCATATAGGAAAAAATATGGCACAAAAAAAGGGTAAAAAACCATTAGCTTCATATTATGGTGATCCTAAAAAAGTTACACGAGGGGACATAATCACTGCGGCGAAAATGAAAGCAAAGAAAAAAGGTAATAAGAAAAGGAAAACTTAATGGCACACTACACCAAGCCTTTATCCAAAGTGATTAAAGGACTCAACAAAGCGAGTAAACTGCATGCTGGACAAGCAAAAACATTAAAAAAGATACGTGATGACCAAAAAAAGTACAAAGCAAAACCCAAAAGTAGGAACAGGAAAAAAACCTAAAGGTTCTGGAAGGAGGTTGTATACAGATGAAAACCCCAAAGACACAGTCTCTATTAAATACGCCACTGTGGAAGATGCCAAAGCTACTGCTCGTAAAGTTAAGCGAATTAATAAGCCGTATGCTCGCAAAATTCAAATTCTTACTGTGGTCGAACAAAGAGCAAAAGTTGCAGGCAAGCCCAAGCAAGCCGCGATCGCAAAAAAAGCAAAAGAAGAACTTAGAGCCAAGCATAAAAAAGGAGCAAAAAAATGAGCCTAAACGAAAAAACAAAAAAAGCACTGGCAAAAAAAGCGTCGGACGCCCGAAAAAAGGGTAAAAAAGTCACGGCAGGTCAGCTAGCTACTGTTTATAAAAAAGGGCTCGCCGCATATCGCACGGGACACCGACCTGGAGCCACCCCAAGCCAATGGGCTATGGCACGTGTGAATAGCGTTTTAACAGGTGGTAAAGCCGCGAAAGTAGATGCTCACGTTTTTGGCAAGGGCAAAAAGAAAGACACGAAAAAGAAAACAACAACAAAGAAGAGTTAATGAGTTATTTAATAAGCAACATACCGCACTTTAATTGTTTAGTGCGAAAAGAATTTACACATAACCATGAACAATATCATGGTGAATATTTACATGCTATGGCTATTGCTGTGACAACAATACCAGATAGAAGTCTTGGGTTTCACGTTGTTTTTACTGGATTAGAAGCTGAAACAGCCGATGAGAATGTCCATGGAGGAGCCATGTGGGCAAGGTTGCCTATAACAGCTTTAGTAGCTGATGCTCCGCTCGATGAGATGCCACAAAGGATGCACTCACATTTAGCACAACCTTGGGATTGCAGTTCTCACTATCATTCTGTAATAAAACTTGATAGAGTTAGTTCAAGTCCGTGGATTTGTAAAATAGATGGTGAGTTTCATATAGGTAAGTACATGTTTACAATAGATTACACAGGTAACAGTATTGCTGATGACCCTGCACAACATAAACAGAGTCATGTATTAGAATTAACGGATGCGGATCAGTGGACAGGTAATATTGTCGCACTTCCAAATAACAGGGTGAGGGCAACTTCTCCTGCACTATGGGTAACTGGGGAAGGACCTCCAGATTTTAAACCTAGTCAATGGACACATATGGCAGAAAGCGATGCTAGTTATATGGATCCAAATGTGACGTTTAATAACTTATATGCTAAAAAGGAGAAACCGAATGGTAAAAAAAGCAAAAAACGGAATGCGTAAGAAATTAATGGGTGGTAGCACCAAAAACGGAATGCGTAAAATGCTGAATATGGGTAGCACCAAAAATGGAATGCGTAAAAAAATGGCAGGTGGTAGCACTAAAAATGGAATGCGTAAGAAAATGATGGGTGGCGGTGTTGTAAAAGGACCATATAGCTGATGGCAACATCGGGGTCAACAGGCTTTGAACTAGATGTTGCTGACTATATTGAAGAGGCATTTGAGAGGTGTGGTCAAGAGGTGCGTACAGGGTACGACCTCAAAACAGCGAAGCGTTCATTGAATCTTTTGTTTGCTGACTGGGCAAACAGAGGTTTAAACCGCTGGACAATAGAGCAAACGACGATCACCCTCTCGGCAGGAACTTTAGAATATACCTTAGATGCTGACACCATAGATATATTAAGTGCTGTGATCCGCACAGGTTCTGGAATAAATCAAAGCGACACACAAATATCACGTATTAGTAGAGATGTTTATCTCAATATCCCAAATAAAAATACGCAGGGAAGACCAAATCAATGGTACGTGGATAGACAGATTGTACCAAAAATACGCCTGTATCCTACTCCTGACACGACGTACAGCTTAGTGTTTGATAGGTTGACACGTATAGAAGACGCTGATACTTTTGGTAACACTGCCGATGTTCCTTTTAGGTTTTTCCCATGTTTATCTGCAGGATTAGCGTATTATATAGCTCTGAAACGAGCACCTGACAGAGTGCCTTTACTAAAACAACTTTACGAGGAAGAGTTTAACAGAGCCGCTTTTGAAGATGTGGACAGGGCAAATTTAAGTTTAACTCCTCGCAGAGACTTTTATGGGTTTAATTGATGAGCTACGCTATTGGCATACGTTCTTTTGGGCAGTGTGACCGATGTGGCTTCCGTGTTAAATACCTCAATCTGCGTAAAGAATGGAACGGTTCTAAAGTTTGTCCTGAGTGTTATGAACCAAAGCACCCACAGTTAGAACCCCATCAAACAGGTGCAGATCCTGAAGCCTTATTTGAAGCACGACCCGATACTGTACAAGAGCCAACAGATTTTGTAATATACACTAATGTCGGGCTTGGTATTATCGGTACTTCTTTGACTGCATATACAGCTACAACGACCCTGGGAACGGTTACGGTGGAAATATCATGAGCTTTACTTTTGCTACACTTAAGACGGCGATACAAGATTATACGGAAAACAGCGAAACCACTTTTGTGAATAATTTAAGTATTTTTATAAAAGAAGCTGAAGAACGTATCCTTAAAAGTGTTCAGCTCAGTTTATTTAGGCGAAATGCTGCGGCAAATTTTGCATCATCTAATAAATTTTTGGCTTGTCCCGATGACTTTTTAGCCCCTTTTTCTCTAAGTTTTACAAACAGTAGTAGTGAAACTGTGTTTCTAGATTATAAAGATGTTAATTTTTTACAAACTTTCCACCCTAATCCTGCTACTACAGGCACACCACGATACTACGCTTTGTTTGATGTGGATAATTTTTTGATAGCACCAACGCCTGCAAGTGCTTTAGCTGTTGAATTACACTACTATTATAGACCGACGAGCCTGACCGCAGGTGCTGATGGGGGAACTACATGGCTTGCTACTAATGCTCCAAATGCTTTATTATACGGTAGTTTGGTAGAGGCATATACCTTTATGAAAGGTGAGGCTGATGTAATACAGAACTACACACAAAGATTTGTTGAAGCTGTACAAGGCTTGAAACTATATGGCGAGGCACGAGAAAACACAGATGCGTATAGAACAGGATTAGTCGTAAGAGGTAAACAATAATGCTTTTAGAATTACCAAAAACCCCAATAGTGCAAGTCCACACTACAAATAATAGAGGGTTTACACCTGAGGAGATTGCAGGCTTTTGTGTCGATAAAATAGTAGAGGTAAGTGATAAAGCACCACCAGAAATACGAGACCAAGCCCATGCTTTTAAAGCACATCTACATAAGGTGATTACACACTATGTAAAAGAGGGTATCAAATCGGATAGAACTACGGTATATAATATGATTAAGGATGCAGGATACGAAAACCTTGCTGAGCAAATAAGGAGAGCGTAATGGCTATATCACAGGCAATGTGTACATCTTTCAAACAAGAACTGTTATTAGGTGTCCATGATTTTAGATTTACAAGTGGTGATACTTTCAAAATAGCTTTGTATACGAGCAGTGCAAGTTTGGGAGCAGGCACTACTGCTTTTACATCAAGTAACGAAGTGTCGAGTTCTAACTATACATCTGGTGGTAACAGTTTAACTAAAGTAACTTCATCACCTAAATTTCCAAAAACAAGTGGCACAACAGCTTTTATGGATTTTGAAGATGAAACTTTTACTGACGTTACACTAACGGCTAGAGGAGCCTTAATATACAATAGTACACCGAGTGCTAATGATGTGGATAATTCAAGTTTAACTAATCCAGCAGTGGCTGTGTTGGACTTTGGTGCAGACAAATCAGCTTCTTCAGGTAATTTTAAAGTAGTTTTTCCAACAGGAGATGTAAGTAACGCAATCATAAGGATAGCATAATGGCGTTTGTAATAGCAGATAGGGTACGTGAAACTACCACGACTACAGGCACAGGCACTGTAAATTTATTGGGTGCTGTCACAAACTTTGAAACTTTTTCTGCTAACCTTTCTAATTCTGATACAACCTATTATGCCATTGTTGACAATACCAACAATGATTTTGAGGTTGGGATAGGAACATTTACAGCTTCTGGTACAACACTAGCACGATCCGTAATAGCAAGTTCCAACAGCAACAACCTTGTAGACTTTGGTGTAGGAACAAAAGACGTATTTATAACAGTGCCTGCTAGTAAGATAGTTGTTGAGGATGGTAGCAATAACGTATCCATCGGAGGTACAGTAACAGCCTCTGCTTTTAGTGGTAGTGGTGCAGGTCTTACAGGTGTAGATGTAGTAAACGATACGAGTCCTCAGTTGGGGGGTAACTTGGACATGAATGGTAACGATATTGTCACCACATCTAACGCAAACTTAGAGTTGGCTCCGAACGGAACAGGAAACGTAGTTGTGAGGGGGAATAGTAATCAAGGAAAAATTACTTTAAATTGTGAAAGTAATAGTCACGGACAAGCTATACAAGCACAGCCACACGCTTTAGGTATAGATAATGTCATGTTGCTCCCTAAAGATGGAAATTCAACTCTTGTATCAGAGATATCTACACAAACGCTTACGAACAAAACGCTGACAAGCCCTGTTAT